AACGCTGGTACAATCGACGTTGGAGATGGCACAGCCGCTGACACTTGGGTTACTGACCTAGATGCAGACGGTGCTGTAGGCATCCAAGAAACTGGTTCTTCTGCTAAGTTTTACTTAGCTGCTGACACCATTGATGTGAAAGCTATTACTGCAATCATGGACGGTAAAGTTCGTGTATTTGCTGTGATGGTTCCAATGAACGCTGCAGGTACAGCAGCGGCATTCGCCTAAATAAAATGTCGGGGGCAGGGCAACTTGCCCCCTAACAACTAAAGGAATAATTTAATGTTTAGTACATTTGTAATGGCGTGTTCAATTCTAACAGGACAATGCATTGTTGTAGAAGATGTATATGGGCCTTATAATAAAGAGATTCACTGCGAACAACGTGCATCACAAATTGTAGTGGATGTTGCAGAGATATTAGGTACACCACACACATTTTCTTTTAAATGTAAAATAGAGAAAGGTATTTAGCTATGGGTAAACGTCCCGGTTTGTACGCAAATATTGCAGCCAAACGTAATCGCATTAAAGCAGGAAGCGCAGAAAAGATGCGTAAGGCAGGTAGCAAGGGTGCGCCATCTAAAGCTAATTTTAAACGGGCAGCACAAACAGCAAAGAAGAAGTAATGGCACGTAAACCAGACAACATGCCCAAGCGAAACAAAAAGAACTTTCGTCCTACCAAGTCTGGCGCAGGGATGACAGAAGCGGGTGTTAAAGCCTATCGTAAGAAAAACCCCGGCAGCAAACTAAAGACTGCCGTTACTGGTAAGGTAAAACCCGGAAGTAAAGACGCAAAGCGTCGCAAGTCTTTTTGTGCGCGGTCTGCAGGTCAGATGAAAAAGTTTCCTAAGGCAGCAAAAGACCCCAACAGCCGTTTGCGCCAAGCACGTAAGAGGTGGAAATGTTAAATATGTTAATAGGACCAGTAGCTGATTTAGCAGGTACGTGGTTAAGTGGTAAGGTAGAAGAGAAGAAAGCCCAATCAGCTACGAAGGTTGCCAAAGCAAAAGCTGAAGCAGTCATCATGGAGAAGAAAGCTACTGGCGAGATTGATTGGGACTTGGAGATGGCTAAAGGTAGTCAGTCTTCGTGGAAAGATGAGTGGCTAACTATCTTGTTCTCTATTCCATTGATACTGGCATTTATCCCCGGAATGGAAGAGGTAGTAGCAAATGGTTTTGCCCAGTTGGAAGCAATGCCTCAGTGGTATCAGTATAGTCTTGGCATTATTGTGGCTGCTTCTTTTGGAGTACGTAGCGCGACTAAATTCTTCGGGAGAAAATAATGGCTGCAAAGATGATGTTAGAATACAAGATAGTACCACGCTTAATGATGCTTGTAATGACAATTATGTATATACGAGTGATTGAGTGGGGCATGTCTTTAGAAGATTTATCAACACAACAAAGCGCAATGATATCTGTAGTTAGTGGTGCAATGACAGGTGCATTCGCAGTTTGGTTAGGGTCTGAGAAAAAATGAATCTAGATAAACTAAGAGAAGAATTAGCTGAAGATGAGGGCTGTAGGTATGAGATATACCTCGACCATCTTGGATTACCTACGTTTGGAATAGGACATTTGGTTACTAAAAACGACCCAGAGTACGGCAAGGACGTAGGAACAGTTATAGAACAAAGTCGTGTACAATCTGCTTTTAATCTTGATATTGCTGTAACAATAGAAGACTGTAATAGACTATACAGTGACTTTAATGACCTACCTGAAGAAGTACAATTAATTGTAGCTAACATGATGTTCAATCTGGGATACCCTAGACTATCCAAGTTCAAAGGTATGAAAGCAGGAGTTGATACTAGGAACTGGTCTGTTGCAGCAGACGAGATGGTAGACTCTAGGTGGTATACTCAAGTACCTAACCGCGCACGACGCTTGGTAGACAGGATGAGACAGGTAGGCAAAGATGCCTAACGTAGATGTAGTAAAGTTTACAACGGAAGGAAAGCGAGTAACGAGTACGTCTGCTGATGCTTCTGCTGATGTAATCTACACTGTCCCTGCCAATCACAGTGCTATTATAAAATTCTTACATCTAAGTAATGGTACAAACAGCACAAAAAAAGCGTACATACAGTTCTACCATGCGGATAATACTACTTATTATTACATAGCAAATGGCCTTAATATGAACGGTCATTCTGTTTTTGATTTAGTTGCAGGAAATGACTTGTCGTTACATGAAGGCGATAAAATTGTAGGCTTTATTGAATCCGGTATGACACTAGATGTAGTTATATCCATCCAAGAATATTACGACCCTAATAGATAGGAGAGGAACGTGATGAATGCAAACAATGATAGAAGCAAGGATATCCAAGAAAAAGCGAAGGGTGGCAAAGTTAGAAAAGCTAGCAAATCGTCGAAGTCTAAAACGAAGGGCAAGAGTAGAGTTAATGAAGCTGGCAACTACACTAAGCCCAGCATGAGAAAGAGATTATTTAACAGAATAAAGGCTGGAACTAAGGGCGGTAAAGCTGGGCAATGGTCAGCACGAAAAGCCCAGTTGCTTGCAAGTGAGTATAAGAAGGCTGGCGGTGGATATAAGTAGGCTTTTACTTTGGGGGAGAAGATATGTTAGCAGAGTTAGCCGCAGCAAACGCTGCCTTTGCCGTTATAAAGCAAACTGTACAAAATGGGAAAGAATTGTCCTCTGCTGCACACGCCATCGGTGAATACATTGGTATTAAGGAAAAGTTAGAGAAAGACGGTCATAAAAAGAAAAACTCATTTTGGGCAAGTTTTAAGGGCAGTGGTGCTAATGACTTAGATGAGTTTATGGCACTTGAGAAAATACACGAACAAGAACATGAATTAAAACAACTGATGATGCTATATGGACGATGGCATCTCTGGGATGATTGGGTTGCATTCCAAGCAAAGATGCGAAAACAAAGGCGGGAAGCAGAAGCAAAAGCCCGCAAACTTCGCAAACAGGTAGTTGAAACAGTTGCCCTAGTGGTGTTGCTGATACTTGGTACAGGGTTAATTGGGTTCGTAGCGTGGTTTATTTATCACAACAGATAGAAACCCCTTGCCAAAGTTACGTAACACTTGTATAATAGAGTATTTAAGGAGTTTTTATGGCTAACCGTTTTATTCTAGATACCTTAGAGTATCGCTACAGACACAACGCAGAGACATCCCTTGAAAAAGTAAAAAACCTTTTACGCAACGATAGCTGGTCTTGGGACGAAATAGACACAGCCCTAGATAGATTAGAACGCGATGAAACACGCGAACAGCTTTTCAAGTACGCGATGAATATGGTGGAGAAAGAAGATGGCATTAAAACGCAGCCAACGTTCTTTGAAAAATTGGACGAAACAGAAGTGGCGGACGAAGAGTGGGAAACCGTCCAGTAAAACTGGAGAACGGTATTTACCGTCAGCAGCTATCAAGGCGTTGTCGCCAAAGGAGTATGCAGCTACCACGGCTGCTAAAAGAAAAGGAACTAAGGCTGGTAAACAGCACGTCAAACAGCCTAAAAAGATACGTGCTAAAACGAAACGATATAGATAAGGAGTAAACTATGTCTGCAAAATCCAACTATTTGGAACTAAAGGTGTTAGACCACTTCTTAGGAACAGCGTCTACATCTGCCCCCTCTAACGTATATCTTGCGCTACACACTGCCAATCCAACAGATGCTGGTTCTGGTACGGAAGTGTCAGGTAACGGATATTCCCGCAACGTCGTAACTTTTGCTAGTGCTAGTGGTGGTTCTACTGCCAGTAACTCAGTAGAAGAGTTTACAGCTAGTGGCGGGGCTTTCGGTACGGTAACACACTTCGGTATATGGGATGCGTCTTCTAGTGGTAACTTGTTATACTACGGTGCTTTGACAGCATCTAAGACAATAGCAGACGGGGACACCCTACGTTTTGCATCTGGCGCAATTACAATATCTGAGGATTAATCACTATGGCACTTGTCGTCGCTGATAGAATAAAAGAGATAACTAGCACTACTGGTACGGGAACGTACACATTAGGCGGTGCTACTACTGGTTTTGAATCTTTTGCAACTATCGGCAACGGGAATACTACGTACTACTGCTGCACTGATGGCACAGACTTTGAGGTGGGCATAGGTACGTACACGTTAAGTGGCACTACGTTAGCCCGGACAACTATCTTACAGTCTAGCAACTCTGACTCCGCAGTCAACTGGGGGTCCGGTAGCAAAGATATCTTTGTAACACAACCTGCTGAGAAAGCGGTGTTTTTAAACGCCTCTGATAATATAGAACTTGCTGATAATGAAAAAATTATATTAGGAACTGGTAGTGATTTAGAAATTTCTCACACTGGGATTAACAGCATTATAGTGGACAATGGTACTGGCAATCTTTATTTGCAAAGTA